GTATTCTGCTACTATTGTCAATACCACTGCGGTTAATATCAAAATTTATCCAAACACTTCTGACGTTATTGACGGCGGAACTGTAAACGTTGCTGTTAATCTAGCACCGTATAGTTCTGTTCAGTTAGTTGCGCAGGATGCGATAGATTGGTTTCGTATTACCAATCTTATCGTTTACGACACAAGTGGTAACAGGTTAAACTAAAATGAATCCTCTAAAGGTCAAAGCATCTACGACGCCAATAACGTCTGCTGTATTCAGCGGATTGCAACCTTTGACCAATGCAGAGGTCCAGAACTATATTGCTAATGTTATCACAACTAAGTTTGCTACAGACACAACTGGATCTGGCACTGCTGAGATAAACATTACGACAGATAATTCTGGTTCGGGAACTTCTATCGGAACCTTTAGTGACACTGATAGAACCGAAGCAACAGGAACTCATCCTGCTACTGGCGCAGTTGATACTGTAACATATTACGCAAAGCAAGTAACCACTGCTGTTGCTGAGAATGTTACTGCTCGTCCTGTTGCTTGGTCTGATGGTGTTCGTCAGATGACTGATTCTGATCTTGATGGTGTGTTAGATACTGTTATCTCAGCGTTTGTTGCCGAATCTACATACACTGCAGGTCAATATAAATTACAAGCAACTGCCCCATCGGGCGGAACTTGGCAAGCAAGATACACAATTACCGATGTCGCGAACGGCGGAAATACCACAACCTACCTGTGGCAAAAAACTGCAGCGTCCACATCTCCCAGTGATTTTCTTGCACCTCTGAAAAGCAATGACGCAAACTCAGTAAAGATTATGACTGCTGCTGAAGTCGAGCAGTTGGTTCCGAACTTCCGCAATCGTATTATTGATACCAATATCGGCACATATAAGTTACAGGCATCTGCTCCAGTAAGCGGAACATGGGTTGAGTTTGGATCCTCTACTACTGATACCAGAGAAGAAATTTCTCCACTGAATTACGTAGGCAACTATGTAGGGAATTATTCTGGAACTTATGGCGGACCACCATATACTGCATTCTTTACAAGTCCCGCTTACTCTCAAGTATTCTCTGATAACTACGTTGGAACTGCTCCATACTCTGGAACATATGCAGGTGTTGGTCCATCGTATAGTGGCAATTTCAGTGGTAACTTTAGTAACAATTTTACTGGACTGTCATACTCGAATCCTGCAGGTAACAATCCAGCTGGTCCATCATACTCAACTCCAGGAAATGCAAATCCAGCTGGTCCATCATACTCAACTCCAGGAAATGCAAATCCAGCTGGTCCATCATACTCAACTCCAGGAAATGCAAATCCAGGAGGTCCATCATACTCGAATCCAGCAGGTCCATCATACTCGAATCCAGCAGGTAATAATCCAGCAGGTCCATCATATTCAACACCATATACTGGCAGTTATGGAGGGAATTACGATGGTCCTCCGCCCCAAAGAGAACAGATAGTATACTATTCTGGTCCTACCTTTGCTGGAACCTATACTGGGGTTTATTCAGGTCCAGGTCTCAACTATGAGGGATACTTTGAGATACCTATCGCTCCATTTGAACCTGGAGAAGTTTACATAGGATATTTCGCAGGTGCACCACAAAATTATATTGGGTACTATGCAAGCGGGATAGGTTATGTAGCAAATTTCCAAGGACCTTCCCTGTATTTTGTCACTGGTTATGACAAGGCATATTATAGTGGAACTTATTTGGGACCACCATCATATTCTACACCTGCAGGATCAAACCCAGCTGGTCCATCATATTCGAATCCAGCGGGTCCATCATATTCAAATCCAGGTGGTTCTAATCCATCTGGTCCATCATACTCGAATCCAGGAGGTTCTAATCCAGCGGGTCCATCATACTCGAATCCTGCAGGTAACAATCCAGCGGGTCCATCATACTCGAATCCTGCAGGTAACAATCCAGCGGGTCCATCATATTCTGGAACCTTCACTGGTAACTTTATAGGAAACTTCACTGGCAACTTTACTAGTGCTGGTAATTTTACTGGAAACTATGTTGGACCTGCTACGTATACTGGTAATTACACTGGTAACTTTAGCAGTATCTATACGAATATATATGGAGGTAACTTTACTGGAAACTACTCTGGCACTTATGCGGGGACGTATTCTGGAGCAACCATTGTTTCCTCAAAAGAAACTGTATCAACGATTAAACTGTGGATTAGGACGGCATAAACATGGTTCTTAGAATTAAATCCTCTGCAACTCCTGTGTCCTCTGCTAATTTGCAGGGATTACAGGCAATGACAACTGACGAAATTAAAAATTACGTCGCCAACATTCTAACAGTTTCCTTTGGTGCGAATGCTGATGGTACAGGTACAGGTGAAATCAATATCACCACAAACGGCACTGGAACTGGTACTTCTATCGGAACCTTTGTTGATACCGATCTTCAGGATGCAATAGGAACTCACCCTTCTGCTGGTGCGTTTGATACGGTTACGTTTACAGCAAAACAAGTTACTGCAGCGGCTGCCGAAAGTATTACAAATAGACCAATCAAATATTCTACTGACCGCATTAAAGAAATGTCGGATGCTGAAATTGATACCGAACTACTAGATTATGCTCTTACTGCTATGACTGTAGAATCTGCATACACTGCAGGTCAATATAAATTGCAGTCAACTGCTCCATCAGGCGGTACTTGGGTTTCTCGTTATACGCTGACAGATGTTGCGAATGGTGGTAACACTCTTACATACCTTTGGCAGAAAACTGCCGCAACTAGCACTCCAGACACCAGTCTGAAACCACTTAAACTGATCGATACCAAAGATGTTAAGGAAATGTCTTCTGGTGAAATTCTACAGATGCTTCCAAATTTCCGTAATAGAATTATTGATTCGGGTGTGGGAACATATAAGATTCAAACATCAACTCCAGTAGTAACTGGTACGTGGGTTCAACTCGGAAATTCTGCCACAGATACAAGAGAACAAGTTAATCCAGCAAACTATGCTGGCAACTTTGTAGGCAACTTTACTGGTAACTATGCTGGTGGATACGTGGGTCCAGCACCATACTCTGGAACATATACAGGCAACTATACTAGAAACTTTAGTGGTGGATACGTAGGTCCAGCACCTTACTCTGGAACGTATACAGGCAACTTCACTGGCAACTATACAGGAAACTTTGTTGGTACTGCTCCATACTCTGGTTCCTACTCAAGAGCATTTTCTGGTAACTATGTTGGTAACTACGTAGGTACTGCTCCATATTCTGGTAACTATCTTGGAACTTTCTCTGGTAACTATCTTGGAACTTTCACTGGTAACTACACTGGTAACTACTCTAGAAACTTTACTGGAACATATACTTTATTCTATGGTGGATTTGTTGGCGGAAACTTTGCAGGAAATTATCTCGGAACTTTCTCTGGTAACTATGCTGGTAACTACGCAAGAAACTTCACAGGTAACTATTCAAGTAACTTCACAGGCAACTACGTAGGTCCAGCGACTTATTCCGGAACTTACACTGGAAATTATACAGGGTTCTTTACAGGCAACTATGTTGGTCCAGCGACCTATACTGGAAACTACAGTGGAACTTATGCTGGTAACTTCACTGGAAACTATGTAGGAACAGCGACCTATACTGGAAACTATCTGGGAACTTTTTCTGGTAACTATGTTGGTTCCTACGTTGGTACTGCCACATATACTGGAAACTATAGTGGGACTTACTCCCAGACGTTCTCAGGTAACTATTCTGGTGCGACTGTTCAGGCGACAAAAGATACTATCTCGACTGTATATTTGTGGGTAAGAACCGTATAAATCTATTGACTTATGTGTAAGTCTTATATATACTAGTAGTATGAATATTATTTCTAATGGAGAATTGAATTGATTAATACCACCTCACCTATAGTCTCGCGCAAGATCGAAAATCCTTATTGGGCAAATAAAGAAAAGCAGCATATCATTGCTGAGTTTTTCTATCAAGATACCAATAAGCGTGTTACTGCATCTATTATGAACGATGGTAACAATCGCGACTACGAAGAAATTCTGCGCAGCTTTAGTGTCGAACAAATCGATGCTAATACAAATCGACGTATGGAAGATCGCAATCAACAGATTAAACAAAACCTTGAACGCCAGAAAGTAGACAAGACTCGCATGCAACAGGAACAACTGTTCGTTGCTAAGTTGGATGCCTTTGAAATTGATGCGGTCAAGAACTCTAAGAATCGTGATCTAAAATCGAAGATTCGTAAGTCTAAGAATTTTATGGAAGTCACTGCATACACAGTAATGCTACTGATGCAGGAAGAAGCGAATGCCGAATAATGGATTTTTGTATGTTGCCACTCGCCGTAAAGGTTACTACAGGGCAGCAAGAAACTCTGCGATCTCATTAAAAGATTATTATCCTGATGCGCATATCACATTCTTCACACACGAAGAATGGGTACAACCAGATGATTATGAAATCTTCGACACAGTTGTAACTGAAAATGTTCCAAGAGATAAACGAGCGAAACTTTGGGCGCTTGATCAAACTCCGTATGATTTAACAACCTACATGGATTGTGACATGGAAGTTGAGCATGAAGATATCCAAAAGATTTTCGACCAGATCCCAGATGACATCGATGTTATCTTTACTGCTAATCGCCCGTATAACGCAGCGCTGACTAAGTTATCTGACACAGAAGAAATGACTGAGCACTGCGGTCTTTTTGTATACCGCAATAATCCCCAGACTCTAAAGATGATGCGTGCGTGGTACGATGAATACTGGGAACAAAATAAACCTGATTGGGATCGTAAACATTATCCTGCTGGTGCAGTGGAATGGGATACGTTCACAATGTGGAGGTTATTGAACCTGTTTGATTTTGGCGTCAAGACGGGTAGATTCCCAGACCCAGATGCTCGATGGAACTTTGTTTCTGGGTATAAAGAGGAAGAACTCCAAGGACAACCGAGAGTCATCTATCATTATACAATACCACCCAGTTTGGTGGACTAAGGGCTTCAAAATGATTCAATTTACCAGTTCTATATCTAAAGATCTTACAGATATTTTAGATCCATATACTGATTGGTTTTTCGAACAAACAGATCAGGATCTAATTCTTGGACCATCTGACATGCAGAGAAATCGTCAGGGTGGACTTAATCATATTACGTCAACCGACGAACAATATATGAACCATGTCATTAGTAAGGGAAGATCTCACGTTGGATTCCCCGAAGTTGCATGGTGTACTGACCAAAATCAGGCGCATGGTCAACCATGGTTTCCTCTGAATTATGGAGAAAGGCAACAAAAAACTAATACAGAATTGATGTATTATCTTGGTGCAAAAAATAATGCTGTGTTTACATACTATCCTGAGAATGGATTTATGGGATGGCACAACAACTGGAATGCTGCAGGATATAATATTCTGCTGACATATAACAGCGAAGAAGATGCTGGATTTTTCAGATACCTAGATCCGACCACGAAAGAAGTTGTAACATTGATGGATCCGAAGGGATGGTCATGCAAAGTTGGATATTTCGGCGGAACTCATGATACTCCTGACAAAATCTTATATCACTGTTGTGCTAATACTTCCAAGAGACTAACACTTGGATATGTTGTTCCGCATTTGGAAATCTGGCGATCTATGATTGAAGATATTACTGGCGAGGATGCTTCTCACTTTGAGTGATCTTTTGACGCTCTTTATGTTTTGCTAGTAGTTCTTCGAGAATAGTTAAACTTTCGTGCATCGTTTCAATTGTATCTAACATCATTGGAACCGCAACTGATGCTTGGTGAATAATTGCCTGCTCGTAGTTTGCACGAGAAACAGTAGCAAGTTTAATTCTTCGGCGTCTAAAGTAATCTTTTATTTTACTAAGCAAAGAAGGTTTTCTTGCTTCGACCATATTCAACTGACTGCCTTTCTGGTCGGTTGCCTGTTGTCGCGCCTTCAAAATTTGTTCTTCTTTTATTTTTGCCGCTGCAGTATTTTCTCTGGCAAGTTTTTCATTTTCCTCTTTGAGGATTTGTAATTCTTCGACTAGTTTCGGATCTGTAACATGAACAGTTTCGATTACCTTCTCAATTACAACAGGTGGATTTTCTATAATCTCTTTTGCTTTAGCAATTGTTTCTGCTGCTACTTTCGATTCTTCTTCTATTGCAAGTTTTTGTCTCTGTATTTCTTCATGTTTTTCTTGTGCGATTCTTTCCCTATCAAGTTCTTCTTGAGAGGGTTCATTAATCTCAGCTTCGACGATTTCTTCCTGGAAGTTTCCATCGATCCATTCTTCCGCAACCACTTCCTCGGGCGGAGGTGACACTGATACTAATGGTTCTGGAATATAATCTTTCGGTGGCGGCGCGACGATCCTTGCCCTTGCCATATTAATTTACTCCCAATTCTATCATGCATTGATTGTCATATACTCTGCTGAATTTTAATTTTCGTTCATAACAAAACTCTGTAATTGCTGCTCTAACTCCAGGATGCATATGATTTTGTTTTGAAAAATCGTCCAAGAAAATTATACCATTTTCCTTTACAACATCAAGACTAGCGATTAAATCTGCCATCACACCCTCATAACTATGATCACCGTCAATATAGATCCAATCTAATTTCTCTCCAGTATATGCTGCGAACCATTCGCTAGATTTCATACGGTGGATAGTAACAGGCAGTTCTGCAAATTCTCTACAAATGCTTTCATATAGTTTGTCGTAAAATGTTTGGAAGTCTGCTGGATTATTAGATCCGACGATCTCGGAATATCGTTTTAGAATTCCTTCATAACCTAAATTCAACCAATCGGTAGTATTTTCATAAACAGAAATATCCCATGGATCAATCATGTGAAGATGTTTTGCTTTTGTCAACAAAACTTGGGACGATCTCGCTCGCCAAACTCCGATCTCTGCACCCAGAGAATTTCCTGGGATCCAATTAGCAGCCAATTTTACGATATCTGTATTTTTACCGAACATCATTTACTTAGTTCCTATTACCATAAAGCGATCGAAGTTTATTTTACCATCCCAACTATAATAGGACTGTTCAATCTGTCCTTCGTAGAGAACATTGGTAACTCCAACGTTTTCGATATGCTCTTCGATTGTTGGAACGCAATTGATACCATACATCTCCCTAAAAACATTTGACGATTGACAAGCAAAGATACAATCCTTGTTTGCTGTTGTCATTTTCTTTAGAGGATACATTGCCTCGCACCCAATTGAAATTACTACATCTGTTTCTAACACATTAATATCATGATACGCAAACGGAACATCCCAATTGATATGGTTGAGTTCAATTCCTTTCTCGTTATTATAGTAACGATTGAAAACCTTTGACAGTTCTAATGCATCGTTATCGACATCGATCAGATTTATTTTCTTGACACTTAGATTTTCACAAAGAAGCGGAACAAGGGGAAACCCTAACCAAGAATTTAGAATGGTTAGATTCAACTGCTCGGTTGATTCAATACATTTCTGTAGTTCTTCTACCATCCATATAGCAGCATCCATAGTATTTGGATTCATAGATTTACGAAAATCGTCATGCTTATACGGCATTTCGTGCGCGATCTTATCTAATCCGTCACCCCAGTTTCGGTAATTATTCAAGTAATTATAATTTAACATCTTGTGGTCTTTCCATTGAATCGTATAAACAAATAAGTGGTTCTTCGCGAAGGACTTGTTCCCGCACATCAATTGGCCATATGTATCCATAGTTGTAACTGTATACCCAACCATCGGGGAAAAAATTAATTTTTAATAGTTGCTCTCTCTTATGACCGAATAGATTATCAAGACCGCGATAATGAAAAAACATTTGATCTGGATAATCTGTAACAAACTTGGTAATCTTATTACCATCTAATCTGTCGTTCCATCTCAATACACTGGAATTTAGATCTGTATATGAACGAGGAATATCTTTTGTATCTCGTTTCATTTTTCTCATGTTGTGCCAGTGAGTGCGAACAAATGTCAATCCATCTTCTGGATCGTGGTCTACAATGCAATCGATATTGTTTTGAATGCCAATATCTAAATCAAGAAATAGTTTTTCTCCATATTGGGGTACAACTCTTCGATCAAACAAGTATAGTTTGTTCCACCACTTCTCATAGTAGTTGTCTTCAGGAAATGGAATTACAATTACGTCGGTATGTAATCCAATCGGGTGTTCGGTCAAACAGTAAAAGTTAAAATCAGTTGTTATATGTTCTCTACATTGTTCGAGAACACGATTAACATGTTCCGAATCATATTTAAATCCCCATTTTACCGTGTAAATATTAATCATCAAACGTTCCAATGCTCTAAAAGATCGAGGTCGACAAGCGACTCTTGTTTCACTTTGCCTCTGCGATTGTCTTGAAATGGAAGCAAGTCCACATTAAACACGCACAGGATACAATCTTTTCTATATATACCCACTTCAAGATCCCCTGAATCCCAGTCGCGTCCGCGATTGTATGAGTATGCAAAGGTATTGGGAAAATGTTTCCATAGAGGAGTATTGCTGAAATCCCCCCATCTCCAACTATGATAGTTGTCTGTTCCGTCGGTGAATGTAAACCAAATGCGTTCTTGGTGTTCTATCACATCCTGCCAAATACATTCGGTCTGATCATCTGACCACACCATGCAACTGCCATTAGTATATGCACCATGCGCTAACTTAAAGTTGCGAGACTTCATGGGTCTTGGATCTTGCCACCACGAACGTAACTTGGTAGGATTCTCTAAGTCATAGGTGATGATTGGCGACAAATCATTTTGAATGATAACATCAAGGTCGAAGAATACAAATCTTCCAGTAGGTTTATCTTCGGCGAAGTTATGGGTGTTAAAAATGAAAGTCTTTGGTCGATCCCAGCAACGTGCCATGCCGTATTTGAAATCCTCAGATCCAAACCAGTATTTCGGATGGATGTCGGGAATGTCTGGAAAGTCGATTACTTTAATCTCAGCGTCAAACCCTTCACTATTATCTGTGTAGCAATAGAAGTGAAACTCAAAATTATCTGGAGTATGCTTCTTTGCCATTCGATAAAGACGATTGACAAACTCAGCAGAATACTTTGTCCCCCATTTACAGCAGAGGTAATTAACTCTCATTGCCACAACCTAACGATATTTTCATCTAAACAATCAGATAATTCAATCTGTTCTTTTGCTGAGGGGTGAGGGACGTTATCAGTATTGAACAAACAGATCTTGGCATCTTTGCGAAACTTAAATCGTTCTATATCGTCGGGATGATGTTTACCACGATTCCACGAATAGATCCATCCGCCTGGAATATCCTTCCATAAATCTCTCTGCCTCCAGTAGTGATAATTGTCACTCCCCTTAAAGAAAGTCTT